ACCAACTAAACTCCTGGTTTAGGTTCATTACTTAGCTTTTTTAAATACCATGATGGTATTTTTAAACCATCCATAAGTGCTATTTTCTCTTAGGAAATTTTCATCCTCAGGAAGGCTAACGTAACCTAGATCTGTGAATATTTTTCTTACATATTCATTTGATTGCTCGTTAAAATGACCTTCACCCCCTTGACCTGGGATTGCCCAAGATAAAATTAAAAGATCAGAACAAGCGTTATCTACATTCTTTATAAAGTTGTGTTCAAATTTTTTAGGGATATGCTCACCTACTTCCAAAGTTATAACACAATCTCTAGGCTCTAAATTATTTTCCTTACTTAGATCCATTATATTACACAAACCTGATGTAATTTCTTTAGTATTTGGATTACCGTCGTATCCTAAGCAATTAAAACCAGCATAATTTATTGCTTGTGTGTAACTTCCATTTCCACACCCTAAATCGTATAAAGTATTTATTTTATAAAATTTTAATAATCTTAATATAGAAAAACACAAAGGAACATCAAAATAATGTCCAATAGGATTCATTCCTGACCAAATTCCAGTTTCTAACGATATATCATTCATAAATTTATTATCCTCTATCACTTAGCTGAGAATACGAAGTCTTGGTATTCGTCAGACCAGTAGTAGTCGATCAGATCCTTATCTACGAGTTCCTTGAGGGTGTCCGAGACGAGGTAGTCTGAGAACTTCTCGATGATCTGGATGCTCAGGATATACTTACCATCTAAGCCGATCTGCTGAAACTTCTTGAACTTTTCGATCAAGTCTTCAGTAGAATGTGCGCCGAAGAAGGTGGACATCCCGCGCATCCGATCCATGATGGGATACATGTGGTCGGGGGTGAAGCTATACTCCCGGTTGTCCTCAAAAGGGCTTTCGAAGTCGTTGTCGGAGTAGAAGTTAAAGTTATCGCTCATGATTAGATTAAGAAGAAAGCTGCTCTGTCTCTGAGGTCGTTATCATAGTTCCGCTCCTTCAGAAGTTCAAGCTTCTTCTCAAGTTTTTCGATCTTTTCGTAGGCTTTAATTAAGTTTGCAGCGGTGACGGCTACCCGCTTTCCGTTAACTTCCACGTATTCTTTAACTTTGCTCATATAAATTTCTTAAGTTCGTATTTGATGTTGTCCGCTCGCTTGGAAAGTTCTTCACACTTTTTGTTGAATTCTGCTTCCATGCGGTCGAGTTCCTTTTGAATCGACTGTGTTAAGATTCGATAAACTCTTACGTAATCGTAAGCTAACACTATTAAAAGAGTAATTAAGAACGAGATAAAAATTCCAGTCATACTTCGACCTCACCTAAACCCTTGTTACGAATTAAGTTAATTCCAACAGCACCCTGAACATCTGGATGTGATGGTTTAATATCATTAATTAAATATCTAATTCCAGATCCACAATCCATAATTAACTTATGAAAGTAAACACCACTGTTCATAAGATGCTTACTCAAACTTGCGTGTTCATGCTCAGGTCTTCCAGTGGTAAGAATAACACGATGCCCCTCTGTATACCACTTAAATAGCTTATCCCTAGATTCTGGTATAACTTCGCCAAACGGATTTGAAATTATTAGTTTGTATAAGTCTAGGAAAGAATCAGGTTGCTTTAAAATTACGCCATCTACGTCACAAAAGATTGTTCTCATATCTAAATACTTATAGGAGGATTAACTATGCTAATTAAATTACAGTTTGGTCTTAGACCTGTAACACACTGTTCATCAGGGTGTTGACTACTTTCCAACCATTCTATCATACATCAGAAGGTGAATCAACCACGCTGATGCACTTCCAACAAAACCATCGGCTAGTAGCATAATTGGACCGTGCTGGGCAAGAGTGTAATACTCAAAAGGCCCGAACCCTGCAAAAGAAAACAGGACTCCTAGCCAAAATCCCACACAAAGTGGACAATTTAAAAGTTTCTCCAGGAAGCTAGACTTTGAAGATAGCCAACTTCTTGGTCTTTCAAGTAGCTTGGAGTAAACTATTCCGTTAGCTCCACCGTAACAAGCTAAAATAAAACTAATAATTAAACCAAAATCCATCAGTTGCACCTCACAGGTAATCTAAACATTTTTCTAAACTCTTTACGATTCTCATCCCAAGTGGGTCGCATCACACCATCTGAGTAGTGAGTTAAAAGGATAGGAATCGTCTTGTTGGTAAACCCACGCTCGTAAGCCGTCAAGGTATAAAACAGGTCATAATAGTCCCACCCGTTTGGAAATTGATCTGGTTTGTTTAATCCTACTACATCTAAGGTGCTTTTCCTAGCTGCAAGGAACAATCCATCCAAGACTACGACGTTACCGTGGTGCCCAAAATGGTTTGGATTCATCGCCTTGGGATTTGATCCCTGGAACACAAAGCCTCGATGATAACCTTGTTGACGGAGGTGAGGATCCCACCACATCGCATTAGTTCCCAGAAGTGTAGTTCCTACTGGCCCTACGAATCCTACATCCTGGGGGACAAGGCTCTGAGTTAAAATGTCTACAAACTGATCTCTATCACTAAAGATTTGAATATCGTCATGACATAAAATAATAATGTCTTCATCCTTAGCGTTAAGTTCTTTAACTGTCTTATGATAACCTTGGAATACACCTTCTTGATCATAAGCTACTCTACAATCTATATTAGCATCTTTAAAATACTTAAGTAGATTCTTAAAGTTAATAGGTTCCTTATCCTTACGACTACATATAATAGAGTAAATCATATTTAATTATTATAGATGACCGAAGATAAAATTAAAAACAAACTGGAAAAAGAGTTCAGAAAATGCAAGGAAGATCCAGTTTATTTCATTTCTAACCACATCAAGGTAGTTCACCCTATCTTTGGATTGATTAACTTTGACCTGTATCCTTTCCAACGTAAACTTATCTCTGAGTTTAAAACTAATAGATTCTCGATCCTTAGAAAGTTTAGACAGGCGGGATGCACTACCTTAGTCGCTGCTTACGCACTTTGGAAGTGTATTTTTAATTCTCACTACAAAGTTGTAATTCTTTCAAAAGATGATGATGCTTCAATGGAAGTTTTATCTAGGATGAAGACTGCCTATGATGAGCTACCGGAATGGCTCAAGCCACCTTTGATGAAAGACTCAGCACACGCCTTAAAATTTAACAACGGCTCTGAGATTAAATCTAAATCATCATCTAAGCAATCAGGTCGTTCTGTTGCAGGTTCGTTACTAATTCTAGACGAAGCTGCGTTCATTGAAAATATAGATACAATTTGGGCCGCTGCATTCCCAATTATTTCAACAGGTGGTTCAGTTATTGCACTGTCTACCGTTAATGGTATTGGTAATTGGTTCCACAGGCAGTATAACGAAGCTAGAAATGGGGATAATTCGTTTAAAGCTATCGACATTAACTGGAAAGATCATCCTCAATACTTCCGTCATCCAGGCTACGAGAAGATGTATGAGAAGTTAGCCCAGCAGGATCCACCAATTGAAATTGATAAGTGGGAAGCTACAACCAGAGGAGCTATCAGTTATAAAGAATGGCTTCAAGAATACGAAGCTGAATTCCTTGGAACTGGTGATACATTTATCGACGGTGAAATATTAAAGCAACTCAAGGAGCAAGTTAACAATGAATTTTCTACTCGATACAATAACCGTATGCGTGTGTGGGGTATGCCTCATCCTCATCATGATTATGCTATCGGTGTTGACACCTCCATCGGACGAGGATTAGACTCTTCAGTTGCTCAGGTAATAGATTTATACACGGGTGAGCAGGTAGCTGAGTTTAAATCTAACAAGACACCAATCAATGAATTTGCGACAATTTTGGCACAGATCGGCAGAGATTATAACACAGCCTATATTATCCCAGAAAGAAATTTAATTGGGCACAACTTAATTTATCAACTTAAAGAGGTTGAGCAGTATGATAACTTGTTTTTAGACGATAAACATGAGATTGGAGTCCAGATGGCAGACGCTAACCGGAGGCAAATGCTAGTTGCAGTGGATGAGGCAATAAGATTAAATAAAATTAAATTGAACTCTGAGCGCACAATTGACGAACTTTTAACTTTTATTATTGACGAAGTGGGTAGATATAAGGCAGACACTAATTGTCATGACGATTTAATTATGGGTTTGGCACTAGCAGTTTTCGGATTTAATGAGATAAGAGCGAATACTCCTATGATTCAGCATCGTCCTAACGATGATAAATTTAATATGCCTATAAGTAAGGCTAAATATATGATAAGAACCCCTGGTGGACTAATAGAAGAAGAAGATCTTAAATGGCTACTAAGTTAAACGAAAGCGCAGGATACACACAATTTAATCCAAGCCGTGGCAGCATATCAAGCTGGTTCGGATCTTGGTATTATCCAGTTGGGCGAACTGGAAAGTTTTTTGCCAAATTTCTTAGCGGCAGAAAAGAAGCATTAATTCCCCAGGATGGAACTGTAGCTCAACAGATAGTTCCACCACAGCTACATCCTCTCGCGGGTGATACTTTATTAAGGACAACTCCTCTTGGATCAATTAGTCCTTTTAAAACAACTCAGATGGTTCCTGTTAATGAAGAGGAACTTGAGCGTAAGCGCAGGTATCAAGAGTTTGAGGATATGGATGACTACCCAGAGATTGGAGCAGCATTTGATATCTACGCTGATGACTGCACTCAGTTTAATCTCGATGGGACAAGATGGGAGATCGACACCGACGAGCAACTAATAAAAGATGAAGTTACTACTTTATTTGAAGAATTAAACTTATCTAATTTTATTTGGGATATTACTAGAAACGCTGTGAAGTATGGTGACTGCTTCGTAGAATTAGTTGTAGATTTGGATAATATAAAGCGTGGAGTTCAGAAGATAAAGATATTAGATCCAAATTATATCTACAGAATAGAAAACGAACATGGAATTTTAACTGACTTCTTGCAGGAAATTCCATTACAAACAGATAATACTTTATTTGGTAAAGTTGGCTCTGCTACTGGTCAAAAGGTAATATTACCATTAGATAAGAATCAGATAGTTCATTTTAGAATGTTCTCATCTGATCCTACTTATTACCCATACGGAAAGTCGATTGCTGCTGCGGCAAGAGCAGTTTATAAATCTCTTAAGATGATGGAAGACGCGATGTTAATTTATCGTCTTTCACGCGCACCCGAGAGGAGAATATTCTATGTAGACGTAGGTAATCTCCCAGCTTCAAAGGCTGAAATGTATCTTGAAGCCCAGAAGTCCAAGTTTAAGAAAGAAAAGTATTTTAATCGCACCACCGGGGAGATTGATGCTAGATTTAATCCATTAGCTCAAGACGAGGATTTCTTCGTAGCTGTCAACGGCAAGGGGTCGGGCACCAAGATTGATACACTTAAGGGTGCTGAGAACTTAGGCGAAGTTGATGACGTTAAATACTTTAGAGATAAATTATTAGCGACACTTAAGATTCCTAAGGATTACATTGTTGAAAAGGATCAAAGCCCAGAGCGAAAGGCAAATCTTAGTCAGTTAGATGTTAAGTTTGCTAGAGTTGTGCTAAGAGTTCAGCAATGTATTGAAATCGGTCTTGAATCAATAGCTAAGAGACACTTATTAGTTAAGGGATTCCCGTCCTTAGCTGTATCTAAACTTAAAATTAAACTTCCTGAACCCTCTGATATGTCTGCCAAGCGTCAATTAGATATTGACGAGCAGAAGGCAAGACTAGTCCAGGCTGTAAAAGGCTTAAATATATTCCCAGTTGAATATATTTATAAGGAATATTATCAGATGAATGATGAGGAAATTGAAGACATTAAAAAGCAGCTTGAAGAGCAATCCAAGGATCCAGTGATGGGTGCCATAGCGGCTGGAATGCCCCCAGGACAGCCGATGATGCCAGGGGCACCTGGAGCAGGCCCTGGCATGGGTGCGCCACCTGGAGCAGGCCCAGGCCCTATGGAGGCAGGCGGACAGGAGGGACAAGAAAACGTCCCCCCAACGGCAATGGAACAGGTAGATTATTCCGAACTTAAAAAGTTAATGCTTTCGGAAGGGTTAAGTAGAGAGGCAATTAAAATTGTTGAAGAAATGTCTCTTGATAGTAAATTAAATAAAATTTAAGTATTAAAAATACCTAAATAGTTTTGATAAGGTTATATTCATGTTAACTAACATTTTCGAGTCTCGTAACAAAACTTTCCTTAACCTAGTAAAACTGGGTGATTATCTTGGTAGATCACTAAGAGAGAGCGTTGAATTATTCTCAGTGGATGGGAACACGGTAACTTACTTAACGGAGTCCAAAAGTGTGATCCGTGGAAGTTACAAGACTTTCCCATTGTCTTTGAATAACATTGAAATTGAAAGCTCTGAGATATTCGAAGATAAGGCAATATACAATAAGTTAGTTGATAAGAAAATATCAACTCTCTTGGCAGACTTACTTGAGAATGACCTCTCAACAGCTAAAGATAATTTCGATGGCGTGCTTGGTCTTTGGGAGAGTAAGTTACAATTTAATAGAACTAACAAGAGACTTGTAGATAAGGCTCAGAAGTTTGATGAATCATTTAACATCTTGTCAACTCCAGAGTTTGAGAGAGTTGTTGAGATTAAAGATGAATTAGTTAAAGTATTGAAGGAGAATAAAAACCTTGCCCTATCGCCAGAGATTAGAAGCACGGCCAGACTGTCTTCAGTAATCTCAAAGTCATTTGATTTACCAAGAATGACTATTGAGCAACTAGCTGAGGCTTCCCAATATACGGTTCCAAATGAAATTAATAGCACTCTTTACGATCACCTGTGCAAACAAGAGATTATTGCCAAAGAGTTACTTGAGAGCAAGCAAAGCCTCGACACCATTTGGATTACAAACGAAAAAATTCAGAAGTTACCATCCTACATCTATGAATCTGATGATAATGTGATGAGCTTAGTAGCTGAAATTGTAAACGAAGTTCCTTACTTCGCCATGGCTACCAAGAAGCAAATATCATCATTGGTTGAAGGTAACTTGGATCTTCTGGTAGACGATAGAAGAATTCCAGAGAAAGATATTAAGGAGTTTGTCGGTAAGATTTTCGAATTTAAGAAGCCAGTTAGAAATCATCTAACTAATCTTCTAAATGAGAAATATGGAATAAATGTTCAGACTCTTACCGCAAGTCCCACGTTCGATTCATTAATCAAGACTCAATCTTTCATTTTTGAATCACTTAGTGAACTCACACCAAAGAACTCAAATATTAGAAGAGTTCTTGCTGAATTCTCTAATTTATTAAATGAAAAGAATGGTATTGAATCAATCGACGTTTCTGATTTCTTGAATGAAGTTTTTGAGCTTTGCGAATATGATACAAGCCTCAACGAAACTTCATTGCTTAATTATCTAAACTTTGATAGAGTTGCCGATGATCTCGGTAAGATCGGTCAAGTTCTTAAAATGATTCAAGCTGGTGTTGGTGGTGGAGATGCCGCTGGCGCGCTCGCGGGAGCCATGCAGGGTGTTCAGGGGATGGCTCAGGAAGTCCCAGAGGGCGAAGGTGAGTATGAGTCAGATGGTGGCGACCTAGCCGGGATGGGTGGGGAAGAAGGGGAGGAAGGTGAGGATATGCTCGATATGGAAGGCGGGGAAGAAGATATGAACCCTGCCATGGATGCCGAAGATGCCGCTAGTGAAGTAAGTGCCGAAGAAGAAATGGGTGAAGATGGCATGGAGCAAGAAGGTGAGATGGGAGAGGAAGATGGCATGGAAGGTGAGGGTGAAGAAGAAGTCGAATTCACTGATAAGGACGATCTAATTGAT